GAGGCTATCCTTGACGAGCTTCTTACCGAGGCAATCAAGCTTAAGATCTCCCCCCGTGGTTTGGACACAGAGTTTGTCAACGACGCGTTCAAGCGTGGCTTTGAGAAGACGTCAGGCCCTCAGGCATATAGCAAGTTCCTGGAAGACTTCAAGCGCAACAGTGTTAGCGGTGCTGACTTTGATCCTCAGAGAGCGCTTATGCACGCATTCCGTGGAGACACTGGTGTTGTCGGAGCAACACAGGCGTTCACCGGGTCAGTAAAAGAGTGGGCACCATCTATCGCTAAGTATACCGACGTCTGGTACCCAATGCTTAAGTTCAAGCTTAACCCTATCTACTTTGTGCAAGAGTTCTTCGAGAGCCCAACTCTTAACCGAGCACGCGGAGTTGACAGCACAGTTCTTTCAGGAATTACGTCTGACGGCAAGGCATATTATATCACAGCCGGAGAGGCTAAGGACCTATCGGTCATCTCGCCTGAAGTCAAGACTCTTATCGACAACAACAGTTTCCTGTCTGTGTTCCGCGAGGACGTACTTAAGCAGTCCCTTACTGGCAATTACCAGGATATCGTTGCATCAAGTGGCCTGCGTAAAAACCTACTGAGTCGAGGATGGGACGACCTGGCGCTGCGAAAGGAGGCACAGCGAGACGCGCTTGCCCTGGACCTTACAGCCAAGCAGTTCTCTGATCATCTTATGAAGAACAGCCCTGAGCTGTGGGCATCACTGGTCACGCACTACGGACTTAAGGACCCACGCGATGTGTTCGTTAACTTCATCGAGTTCCGACGCAGCCTGTCAGATCCGGCAAGGGTTGCCACACAGATTGAGCTTGCACGCCCTGCTGCGTTCGGGTACTCTAAGCTGCCAGACCCTAAGCTTACGTCGCTAAGTGAAGTAGAGAACATGCTGTTCCGAGGCATTCCAAAGGGCGGCAAACTACCTGTGGACGATGAGAACATTGCACAAATTGTAGACGCTGCTGAGACAAGCACCACCAGTCTGCACAAGCTACGCCCAGATATCCTGTCAGACCAACTGGAGTCTGCTCGATACACACTGCGCGAGTCAGGGTACGACATGGCTACAATCACGCCTGCCATTGACGACCTGCGACTGACAGCTAACAAGATGAAGCAGCACAGGATTACTAACCCAGGAGACGAGTATCCTGAAGGACTTGTATCCGAATACAATCAGCGTGTTTCGAATCTAAAGGACTCGTTCCAAAACTCAAAGGTCGAGGCGCGAATTGCAGAGCACCGATTCGAGGCTGCGCAGGAGCTTATGCGACTTGCCAACTACGGTGGTGATTCAGGCCAGCTTGGCGAGGAGGCGCTCAACATTGCCCAGGCTCTGGCCATGGGCGCTGGATACGGCGGCGACATTACCGGAATCAGTAAGATCCTAGACAACCTGGTCCGTGAAGTTCGCGCAAGTGGTGAGCTGGTTGGTGGTTCTGACTTCACACGTAAGGTAGTCATGCTTGCACGTGAGCGATTCTCAGGAGACCCTAAGACTCTTAAGACGGTTGCCAACGCTTCGTACCAACTGGTTGCACGTCACGGATCAGAAGAGATGGCATACCGTGCATTCCAGTATGTCTACAACAAGACGCTTGAGGAAGCAAATCGCGTACACTACGTTGATCCTAAGAGAAGCTTCTTCGAACGGACAATCAACCATCCCATGCTTGGCCTTTACCCATACACATATATGTTTAAGAAGATCCTTCCGGAGCTTGTTGGCTTCCTGTTCAAGCGACCATTCGGACTTGTTGCTCCTGGCGCAGGATACGCAGCATACCACAAACTGCGTGAGTACCTTGAGTACGAGATCGAGCAGGACATCGACCTTCGTGACGCAATTGCCGCGAAGCAGGAAAGCCTTTACATGCTTGGCATGATGTTCCCTGGCGTTCCATGGGATGTGTCGGTAGTACCACCGTCCTGGCTGCGAGCAACTGTCCGCAGGTTCCAGGGCACAGACAAGGACATCGATCTCTTTACAAATATCCTCAATGAAGACCTCATTGGTAGGGCATCGAGCTTCGGCCCGATCCCAGCTATCCAGAGGCTTGGCGTAGTAGGTTCGGAGCTGTTGAGCTCCAGTGAAAGACCTCCACTTGAGCAGGTCAAAGTAAAGATCCCTGAGATTCCTTAGGGATAAATAGGAGGTAACGTGGAAGAAGTCGTGAATCAGCCCGTCACCGAGTCGCAGGAAACTGCCACTCCTGACGATAACGATATCACCACTTGGAAGAAGCGTCTAGCTGGTAAGGACCAAGCTCTGACATCTACCAAGAAGCAGTTGGATGAGCTTAAGTCTGAATACGAAAAGGTGCAAACCTGGAAGCTTCAGATGGAAGAGGCCAGCCTAACTGAGTTCGAACGAGCTCAACGAAAGATTGAGACGTTGGAAAAGGAACTTCGGGCTACTCGAGAAGCAGAGTCTAAGGCTCGGCTTGCAAAGGAGTATCCATCGTACGTTCAGTGGCAAGAGAAGGTTGCGGAGCTCACCGATGAGGACCGAGCACGCGAGTTCGAGGCGCTGATCAAGACCGGTGGTAAGACTCTCGATGAGTCAGTAGATCCTAATAAGCCTGCTAAGGCCGTACCGGCTGCAGCAGGGAAGAGAAATGCCAGTGAGATTGTTAAGGACATCGCTGCCCTTGGCAATCCATGGGGCGAATAACAAAAGGAGTTCATAGATGGCTACGCAGACGCGTGCGCTGCTCGATACGAACAGCTCTAACGCTTATTCTGCGCTCATCACGGAGCTCGTGGCTTCGCAGGCTCAAGAGAACCTGCGCGACCGACTGGTTCACGCAATGCCGGGTAACTACACGGCAGGCCGTTTCCAGAAGGGCAGCAACGAGATCCGCTATGCGCGCTACCCAGACCTTACGCCGCTCGGTATTGGCGACACTCTTACAGAGGCCGCTGCCCCTGCAGAGTACGACCTCACGGTTACGACCGAGTCGTTCGTGCCACGCCAGTACGGTAAGGTACTCAAGATTTCAGACCTTGCGCAGCTCGACAGCCCGCACGATCTGATCTCGATTGCTTCCGAGCGACTTGCTCGCGCAGCAACCGAGTCGATGGATACCATCATCCGTGATGTTATCAAGCAAGGCACCAACGTTCGATACGCAGCTGGACGTGCGTCACGCGCACTCATCCAGTCAGGCGACAAGCTGACTGGTCTCGAGATCAAGCAGACTGTTGCAAAGCTCAAGGCAGCAAACGTTCCAACGTTCGCTGATGGCTTCTATCGCGCAATCATCCATCCTTCGGTCGAGTTCGACCTTTTGACGGATACCAGCGCGAACGGCTTCCTTGAGGCCACGAAGTACACCAAGTCGCTCGACCTCCTCAATGGGGAAATCGGCGCGTACGCTGGTGTTCGCTTCATGGTTTCGCCAAACGCGGCAACGTTCACCGGTGGTGTAGGCGGAGCGCTTACGATCCACTCGACGTTTGTCTTTGGCCCTGACGCCTACATCGTGGGCGACAGCCAGACGCTCCAGAGCTACTTCGTGGCTCCGGGCGGCGACCACAGCGACCCGATTTCGCAGATCGCTGTACTTGGCTTCAAGATGCGCTTCGGTGCAATCCTCCGTGGCGAGGGCACGACCGGTGAGTTCGATGGTAGCAATACCTCGACTGGCCAGCCGCGCTACCTCCGCGTGGAGTCGGTTGCTTCGACGCTCTAAGAGTTAGCTAGCTGCGGGGGAGGGGCTTCGGCCTCTCCCCCAAAGCAACAGGAGACCACATGCCTATTACACTAAGTGCACTAAGAACAATTGTACGACGGGACCTTCGGGATTCCGGCGCCACCCCGACGTGGTCGACTGACGAGCTCAACGACATGATCAAGTGGGGTGTGCAGGAAGTCTCCAGGGTTCGTCCACAGGAGACATATGAAACAGCATCCTATACTGCTCCGGCTGTCGGGGCTTTCTTCACTATTGACACACTCACGCTGGACGCGGTCTATCGCGTGGATGCTTATAACTCTGGCGGCAAGCTACTTCTTACGGTCCCTTTCTCGCAGGTTACAGAAGCTAATGGTGGATGGGACTTCATCGATGGAAAGCTGCACATGCCACAGTATTTCGTCCTGCCTAACAACTGTACACTGCGGGTGTTTGGATACAAGCACTATACCCAGCCCACGTCTGACTCGTCCACTATCGAGCTCGACGACGATGCTACTAACGCCGTGCGTGCCTGGGTTGCCAAGGAAGCGATGTTCATGCTGATCTCGGACCGCGTTCGGTTCCAGCAGTGGGCCGTTGCATCCGGAGCATCAGACACAAACAGTATCCAGTTGGCACAGCTTTATAGTGCGGCGCAACGCCGATGGGACCAGATGTCCAAGGCTATCCGCCGCGTAAGGAAGACCCCATAAGATGGATCTATCAGCAGCAGTAACTATCCAGAGGCCAGGTAAGGCACCCCTAGATCTTAACGGTATACGAGACCCTCAGGCCGTAGGTGCTACACCTCTGTCTGGGTATAGTGTTGAGAGCGTAGACTTTACCAACGTCGCAGTTAGTGCGTTCATCGAGGACACACCACTTATTGATGGGGTCGATAGCTACGACGCATACCTTGGCGGGCGACAGATCGAACTTATCGTTGGGGTTTACGGGAGCACATACGGTGACTTCTGGGATAAGATGAATATCTTGAACGAGGCCGTACACCCACAGGCAAAGGCCGCTGATACCGGCACATACCCTGCCCTACCTGCCGACGGTCAGAGGAAGCTGTCATTTAGCCAGCCTAGCGACGTCGGTGCAGACTACAGCCTATACATGATGGTTCGGCCTATGTCTCTTCCAAGGTTTCCGACAGAGAAGGCAACCTCTGCCGGGATCTCTGAACGCGGATACGCTGCAATGGTTAGGATAACTCTTCTGGCTGAAGACCCATACAAGTATTACGAAACAGCTGCAACATTCTCTAGGACTGGCAGCGGAAACATCTCTGTTGTTAACACTGGCAATACGTCAGCCTGGCCAACAGTCACATGGGCCAACGCCACTTCGGCAACTATTAGCGCAACGCTTGGGCCAGACACAGTGTCTCACTCTGCCGTATCGGTGACCGTCACCGATACATTCAGAACATCTATGTCTACAAACCCAACCACGCTTACTGGTTACGAGTTCTTCTCTATCCCGCCTGGAACATCAACTGTTGCCGTGACTGCGGCATCAGGAGCTACCGTTACAATCGCATTTAGGGAGGCAATCCTTTAATGGCCAGAAAGAACGTAATCGTTATCAAGGACATGCACCCCTATAACCATGCTACCTCTCCTTTTGGCCCAAAGGATATCGTCACAGTTATTAGCGATGCCAGGGACCTTGGAGTTCAGCTGTATGCCAACGATAACGGATCAATGTATTTTACATTACCTATCGATCATCCTGCAATCCCACTCATTGACCCTCTGAAGCAGCACTACTTTGTTCAGAGGTGGGACGGTTCGCAATACGTTGACGTTCAGGGCGGAATCATTACTGACTACGACGCCGGCGAGAACGAGGTTGTAATCTCCGGGGTAGACTACATGGCTGCGCTTGGAAAGTACTACACCCCTCTTCCTGGTCCTAAGCTTGGCCAGAAGGCTATTCCAAACACTGACGAAACATCTCTTAACGTTTTTAGCTCATCAAATTATACAGCAAATGCTTTCGACATCAACAGCCAAGTCCACGGAAGGACATACGGCACAAGGGCAAGAAACTTCCCCAAGTCTGGGGCAACCATGCCAGACGAGTCCGGCAGTTATATTACGTACGCAAACCTCCTTGTAGACCCAAACCCAAACACAGTACAGCAAACTGTTACGCCAAAAGCTATTATTGAGAACGCTGTAAAGATGGACAAAGAGATCCACTATCACAGCTCACAGGCGTCTGTTGCAGAAAGCAATGACACTAGCAACGGTGACATCAGAGTATACTCAGGAGCCCCTGCCTCAGGGACCACACCTCTTGGTAAAGAAAACGAGATAACCGTTGACTACGAGGTAGTTGGCGGGGTCCGTACTGGCACCATTACGATAAGCGGATCAATGTTCCTCTTCAGGGGTACGGGCATTTTCGGCACGCAGACTGTGGACGATATCCCGTACACCTTCTACGACCCATGCACAGGTATGAATGTAGGCCAGGATCCAACCGTTCTTATGCTTGGTATGATTATCTATGCCAACCCTGGAGGTCCTCTATGCGTGGTGTCAGAGCCTGTAGTCTATGGCTCCGACAGCGACGACATTGGCACAACTGCACTTCCTGTACCATTTAGTATTAAGCTTCGCCCAATTAGCAAATACGACGCAGCAACTGAGCAGGTATACGGTCTAAGCGGCAGGGTTATGTCCATTCTTACAGAGGGGGTGTCATACTCGTTTTCTGTAAGGCCGTTCTATATCGGCGGGCTAAAGATCCTTGACATTGACTCGACGATTGTTCCGTCTTACTACGAGAACTATGTATGGGGAGATATCAGCCGATACTCCGAAACCGGACTAACCTCAGGACTCAAGTCTAACACCTTGCCCAACATTATGACTGACGTGTTTACATCTGTTATGGACAGGAACAAAGACTATGCAGATCTAAAGCTTTCCGTGACAAGTGCTAACTTCGTTGTTTCAAGCGGGAGCAATGGTACAACTACAGTTGTTCTGCCAAAATTCGCAGATTCTACGCTATACCTTGGAGATACTGTAACTCTATCCGAGACAACTCAATCCACAATCAACACAGCAACAAGCCATGTTGTTGCTAGTATATCATCTGACAGAAAGACTATTACTTTAACATCAACAGGCGTATCCTCAACCAACAAGAGCAGTACAGGAGGGTATCTAAACAAGGCAAACCCAGTTCTTGTACCTATTGTAAAGTTTACATCTCTTAACCAAATCAACACATCTTCTAGTTCAACTATCCACCCTTACGCTACAGCAGGTCAGTCACCTATCGACTTCTTTCGTGAGGTAACAGACATTGAGATAGGAACAAGAACCGATAGCAGTAAGACTGTGTTTAACTTCTATGGGGTTCCTGGTGCTACGCCCACTGGCAACCAGCTCATTGTAAACCATGCTGTCTCGGGAACTCCACAGACTACACTAGTTTACCCTGGCCAGATCAGGGGATTCTCTGTTGTCGCAAGGAGAAGCATGAAGACCAACTCTATCAGGGTTGTTCCTACTACTGAGTTTCTGCTAGGCGCACAGACGGATGGCGCAGTCAACGGAGTCAGGTCGCAAGGTGTAGTCAAGAACGCACCTTACCTGGCCTCCGACCCGGCGCTTCCTGCAGTCGTATCCCAGGGCGGGTTTATCTCTCCTGACTCTGCTGGTAACTTTGGCCAGGGAATGATCAACGACACCGGCACGAACTCTGACGTTACAGATATTCGGGTACAGCTGAGGTCTGAAGTGTTTGGGCCAATCGGTATCTCAGGGACTCCAAAGCTTGGAGAGACTGTCAAGGTTGTGATCAACAGGAAGGGCTCAGTCATCGGAGGAGATATGATTGAGGAGCTTTACAATGTTGGCGGTATGGAGTGGGTGGCTAGGGTTGACGGCCACGAAGAGCTATTCCTTGACCTCGTTAAGCCTGACAAGTTTGAGGGTCCAGGAATTGTGTGGGAGCAGAAGCCAGCCCCTACGTCTAAGAGTAACCCTTCATTCAAGGCCAATAAGGATAAGGCTCCAAAGCCAGACAAGGAGCCTAAGGGCGATGGGTTCCCAACATTTGATATGGGTCCTGGAAACGACGCTGGGAAGATCTACAACCAGTCTTGGTGGGGTCCAGGCGGGTGGCAGAACATTGGTGGTGCCAACGACATGTTCAACATCCAGCCGGGTCGAGGAGGTGCTTACTTCCACGCCTCATATGTTGTAAGCACTGGATGGAAGAAGCCAGCGTCAAGCACTGGTCTGCCAAAGAACTGGTGGAAGAAGATTAAACCGGTGGGTCGATGACCAGGGGGCAGTTCGAGATCCTTCTTTCTAGGCTGGACGCCATCGACGAGCGCCTCCGCGAGGTCGAGCTAGACCAGGCCGGGAGCAAAGCTGTGCGGAAGACTAGACAGGCCGAAGGCATAGATGTAAAGTGGCGACTGGGAATCTTAGCGTCCCTGATTGGGGCGTTGATTACCCTGGTAACGAAGGTAAGCGAGTTACTTTCGAATGGAGGTAAGTGATGGCAAAGGCCAACCTAGTAGACCGTGTAGGTGAAATGAAAGAGCAGGGTCTTTCATTCTCCAAGATCGGTGAGATGCTCAACATGAGCAAGGATCAGGTACAGAAGTTCCATAAGCGTTACGTTGAGGGGATCCCTGAAGACAACCTCCCAGCTAGGAAGTCGAAGACCAAGACGCCCGACTTTGTCGGGATTAACATTGCGTTCTTTGACATCGAGTCGACGTTCAGCAACTGGCGCCGTGTACTCTGCGCTTCTGTGGCTGACTCGTTCGGTAACGTGGTTACGTACAGTCACGACACACACCCAGGTAAGGACTGGCAGGACGACAGCGTCCTAGTCAAGGCTTACTGCGAGTACCTAGACACGTTCGACGTGATCGTTGGCTGGAACTCCAAGCTGTTTGACGTGCCGGTATTGAACGCTCGCCTGCTGTATCACGGCATGCGACCTTACGAGCCACGAATGCACTTGGACCTCATGTACAAGGCGTCGGGATCTTCTATCTCAATCGGGCGCAAGTCACTTGACAACGTCTCGAAGTACTTCGGTGTACAGAACCAGAAGACTCCGCTTGATCCACGTACGTGGGACGATGCTGACCATGGCGACAAGGAAAAGTATGCCAAGATCATTGAGCATTGCGAGGCTGACGTGCTGGTCCTCCGTGACGTGTACGCCAAGCTCAAGCCAATGGTGCACATTCTTCACCGATAATGAACGAGCAGGACGCTGATCTAGAGTTTTCTAAAACGGTGGCTGTCGACTTCGACGACACCATCGCCGTCCGTGTCTTCGGCACTGTTGTTCCTGCCAACGGTGCCGTTGACGCACTCACCATGCTACAAGAGGCAGGGTACAAGATCCTGATCCACTCAGCCCGGGCATGGGAGCAGTGGCCTGACAGGCAGGAGCGTCTCGATGAGATGCAGGTCCTGCTTGCCAAGTGGGCTATCCCTTACGACGACATCTACGTTGGCGAAGGTAAGCCAGGGGCTATGGCATACGTTGATGACAGGGGCGTAAGGTTTGACAACAACTGGCTGGACATTGCAAGAGTAATACTGGAGAAGGCAGATGAAGCTTAGAGTAAAGAGTCAACTACCACACATTGAGAAGGGGCAGATCCTAGACGACTGCGGGCCATCTAGCGCTGCGGCTGCCGCCTCTTGGGCGCACAGATACGAGAAGGACTTTACTGCCCTCGATGGAATCAAGGCTGCTGCCGATGCCGGCAGAGACGACAAAGACGGACGTGCCGATGGCACCAACTTCCCTGACCTGGCCAAGGCAGTCAAGCGTATGGGTTGCGAGGCAGGGTATCCTGCTGACTGGTCCAACGTACTGATTGCAGGACAGAATGGCAAGGCAATCATCGTTAATGTACAGGCACCCATCGGGTACCCAACACACGCATTGCAAGTCAATGCATTTGCAAAGAAACTTAAGATCTCCGGTATGACCTGGGGCCACATGGTTTGCGTGGCCTACCACCCAGAGGTAGGCTGGCAGCTGGCTGACCCCACCATGACCGGAAAAGGAAAGGAGAAGTTCGGTGTCGTTATCTCTGAGTCTGAGTTCCGTGTTATCGCAGCGTCTAAGGGCGACGCACCGTTCAAGCGGTGCCTGATTGTGCGCAAGGCTTGACGACCTAGAGCGGATGCTCTAAGATCCATGGTGGACGAGGTCCACTGTGGATCTTTTTATTTGGAGGGGATATGGATACGATATCGCAGGCATTCGACTTAGGCCTTAAGAATACCAGGACAGAGAGGCCGTCCTCCACACCATTCCGTGGCAGCACACTTGGCGGCTGCCTGCGTGCCCAGCACTACGCATTCGCAGGTGAAGAGCCAAGCAACCCGTTTGAGCCCCGTCTCTACCGCATCTTTGAACAGGGACACGTCATCGCTGACGTGCTGTACAAGAAGCTGGAAGCGTCGGGGCTATTTGATTCCATTCAGTTCGAGGTGCCGGTGCTATGGGAAGAGAAGAACTTCTCAGGCAACATCGACATCCTCGTTAAGTGGAAGGGTTCTACTGAGGAGGAGGTCATCGAGCTCAAGTCTATGAACTCTCGTGGCTTCTCGTACCTCAAGGGACCTAAGCCGGAGCACGCAATCCAGGCAGCATCGTACGCCCTGACGCGTGAGCACTTGACAGGGGAGTCCGTAACTGCTAGGGTTGTGTATGTCAGCAAGGATGACTTCCGTATCGCGGAGTATACTGTTGGCAGGGATTGGTACGACAAGGCACTTCGAGTGCTGGATGTCGGCAACAAGTTCCGTGAGCAGGGGAGAATCCCCTGGCGCTTGCCTATCGCTGATGGGCAGGACGTTAAGAAGAAGTGGCCATGTGCAGGTTGCCAGTGGCTCACAAAGTGCAGGGGGTAGCTATGGCAGAAGCCAAGACGACACTCGCTAGCAAGATTGCCAAGGTCATGGAGGCTGTTGGCTACGTGGAGAAGGGCGGCACGAACTCTGCCCAGGGGTACAAGTTCGTACAGGCTAGCGCTGTTGCGGACAAGGTACGCGGTGAGCTGAGCAAGCTCAACGTTTCCATGACCCCGACTAACATCGACGTGATCAGCGAGGGCGTGACGCCTAGCGGCAAGCAGGCACTCATCACCTTGCGGTTTACCTGGACGCTAACAGATGGTGACACAGGTGAGACGATCACGTGGCAATCCATTGGTACCGGGGCAGACTCAGGCGACAAGGCTGTGTACAAGGCAGCGACAGGCGCACTTAAGTATGCTCTACTTACAGGGTTCCTCATCCCGACCGGCGACGACCCAGAGGCCGACGCCAAGACGGATGACGAGACTTGGGAGAAGGCCAAGGAGATCGTAAAGGGAGCGGTCAAGACGCCAGCACCGAAGAAGACTGGTGATAGCTTTAATGGATTGGAGTTCTGATGGCACGACTAGACATCTGGCTAAGCGATAAGAAGTCGCCAACCAATAAGACATCAAAGAATGGTAACGATTACCTAGAGGTATACGGTACTATGCAGACGGCAGCCTACGAGGAGTGGGCAGACGGTGACCGCAGCGGTGCGGCACCTGACCGGTACGCATACATCACCCTACGCTTCTTCGATAAGGATTCAATGGAACACGTTGGCAAGGTCTACGAGTGGGCCATCTCTCAGGAGAAGGACCCTCGCCCTAACGTCCACGTGGTAGGCAAGCTCAACGAGGACCGTGAGTATAACGGCAAGATGTACTTCACCATGCTGGTGTCGGACGTCTCACCGCTACGCTACGGCGCACTGCGCGGCAAGAAGAGTGAGTAGGCGAGACCTAAGCATGACCTTCCTCGAGGACATTGAGGCATGGAAAGCTGATGGATTTGACGATGCGATCATTGGTGTCGGGCAACAGTTTACTGAGGGTGGGTTGGTTTACATCTACATCTACAGTAAGAAGTCTATGCTCGACATCATCGCTGATGACATCGTTACTGAGATCAACAACCGCGTCAACACATCCGATGAGGAGAGGAAGGTTCTAGCACAGGATGCATGGGACCAGGCGCTGGAGTACTTCGAGTACAACATTGCCGGTGCATACATCGGGCGTGGCATGCCAGTATTCTTGGAGGATCTAGGTGA